ATGAAAGTTAAAATGCTTTTGTTCTTATCTCTGTTCTCGATAATATGCAACGGGCAATCTTTTGATTATAGAAAAGATAGTCTTATTGAATCTTTTGATGTAAAAAAGTTTAAAAAATATAATAAAGATGGTAGATATAATTTCTATAGAAAAGATAGCGTTTCTGTACATCAGCTTACAAAACAAAAAGAATTTATAGAATGGACTCGCCATAAGAAATCAAATATAAAAAAATGTATTATTTTTACAAAAAAAGGTACTATCCAGAAGAAAATGTATTATTTTCAAGATTTTCCAATAGGAAATGAATACCTTTTTGAGGAAGGAAAAGTTACTAAAATCATTAATCACGACGAAAATTATAAAATAAGTATAGAAAATGTTCGGAAAATTATCCTACAAACTTTTGATGTAGATATATTTTTCTACAGAAGAACCCCTTACTATATAGAAGTAACAAGAAAAAAAAGGGAGGTCTATCCGACAGATTGGCGATACGTATATATTGTAAAATTCGGAGTAATGTCGGAAGAAGAATTAGTAAATAAAATCTACTATATAGATGCTAACACAGGTTATTTCCTTTATAAAGATGAATATGGCACAAAAGAAGATTTTTTCCAAAGAGCAAAGGACTTACCAACAGAAAAAATATATACCATTAAGAAAATATTCTAAATTTGAACCTATATAAATATGACAAATCTTACAAATGAAACTGTAAAAGAATTATTTCATATAGCTGGACAGATAGCAAGAGAAAATTACAATTATAATCGGCAAAACGAAATGTACATTTTTTCAAAATGAAAAGTACATTTTTTGAGCGGAAAAAGCATGGGGCAAAGATACTAAAAAACACGGATATACTCCATGTTTTTTTATTATCTATATAGGGTAGTTGGCTGTAAGGACCTCTAATCTATTTTTCCCTACTGCATTACTACTGCTTAGATGCATGGTTATCTCTTTTTGTTGCCAGCCATATTGCTCTACATATTTAGATAGTTCTTCATTATGATACGAGCTTAGCAGGAACTTACCTTTAACTTTAGCTAAAGTTGCCAATAGTTCATTGAAGTGAGATTGTTCATATCCTCCATAGTGCCCTTGTTTGGCTCCTACATATGGAGGATCTACATAGTGGAACGTATCAGGTGTGTCTCGTAAGGATATCACTTCACAAGCATCATTATTCTCTATCTGCACGCCTCTTAGTCTCTCTGAATAGCTCTCTTTGAAGTTGTCTATCTTATTATGTAGACAAATAGCATTTTTCCCATCTGTGGTAATACGGCAGTTGCCTACTTAGCAAGAAAACCCACAATTGGTAGCATACCAGAACGCCCAAGCTCGGTGAATATCACTAAAAATAAAAGGGGTATGATATATCACTAATGCTGATTTATAGGCATCTTTGCTAACAACTGACTGTTCTATCAATACCTTAAGAGCCGAAAAATCTGATTGTAACACTTTATAGAAAGTATATACATTGGCATTAAAGTCATTAATAATTTCTACTTTTGCTTTTTCTTTTGCCCAGAATACGGCACCTCCTCCAAAAAAAGCCTCTGTATATACTTTGTGAGGTGGAACAAGAGGTAAAATGTAGGGCAACATGGTTTGTTTCCCCCCATAGTAGGATATTGGTGTGCGTTGCCATTTTTTTGAATTATATTTCATTGTTTTTAGTGTTTTTATTTTAGAAAATTCGTATCTTTGCGACTTCTCAGGGTATAAAGATAAATAGCAACAAAGCACAGAAGACTTATTGTCCTCCGTAGCCTTGTTGCTATTATTTTTTAAATACCCTGAGAAAGTTTTAAAAAAGCGGAGGACATTTTTTACTGCCTATCCTCCTATTTTAGCAGTGTTTAAAAGCTGTTTAAACTTCACCGAAACGGCTTTAATTTCCAGAATATCCAAACAATTACACCGAGTATCAAAGCACCTATAATAAAGACAGAAGATATTTTTTTGACCTCTTTTTGTACTTGTTTAGATTGTTGTAGGTATTGGTTTTTGGTTTCGGTTTTTTGAATCATCTTATTATCTATATAAAGAGTAGTATCAGCCTCGTGTAGGCTCTTAGAAAGGTTATCTATTGCTCTAAGTGTTACCTTTCCGCCCTGTACTCTTATAGTCTCACTGTCTCCATCCCTAATACGATGATATACTACCTCTTTGCTATGTCCAATACTGTCCTTATCACTTTCAAGGGTGATTTCATAGGATTGGGATTGCTGTAGGTCAAAAACGCTTACCTTTTGGACTTTTTCTACGTGTGTGGAGCTGTCTTTTACCTCCTTTCTTTCGCTCCGTTGCTCTTCTTTGTGCTCGGTTCGGTTTGATTTTTTGCTTTTGCAACCAGTCAGTAACAAAAGGGCTAATAGTAAACTCAAAAACTTTCTCATACATTATTTTGACTTTTTTTGATTGATTTTTCAAGCCACATAAGACCCTCTTCCAACTTCGTAATAACAAGGGATAGTTCTCTTGTACGTGGCAATTGTTCTACTTTAACGAGTAGGCTTTCATACTCTTTTTTTAGCAACTTAATTTCTGTCATATCTGTATTTTTTTAAATATTCTTATACTCGTCTTTAGCATTGAAGCAAGGACAAGCCTTTTTTACGCCCGCAAAGTCTCGGTGCCCTTGTATCACTGCTTCGGGGTATAACTTCTTGAGTTCCTTGAGCAGCTTTACAAGCGCTTCCTTCTGTGCAGATGTACGGGTGTCTTTGGGTTGGAGGGTATTCTTATCCACCCCACCTATGTAACAGATCCCTATACTGTCCTTGTTGTGTCCCTCCACATGGGCGGGTATCTTATCCACATCTCGGCCGTCCTCTATGGTGCCGTTCAAAAGGACTACATAGTTGTAGCCGATTTCGTTAAAACCTCTTTGGCGATGCCAAAGGTCTATATCTTTAGCCGTATGCTGCCTACCTTCTGGAGTAGCAGAACAGTGGACTACAAGATAGTGAATGATACGTGTACTTTTTTTCATGGTATTTTTATTAACAATATTATAAGATTCTCTTATCTATTATGTACATTAATAAAGGCCTCATTTTCGTCAGCAGTACCTATCAAGATAGAGGCCGTACTACCTCTTCCACCCGATATCCTTTCATCGCCTATAATTCGTTTACCTGTAAATCTAATATTTCCTCCTCCTGATAATACTATGTTTACTAAAGCCCCTTTAGGTAGCCTTTGAATTCCTAAGCTAATATTTGTTTGTGTAGAAAATTCAATTGTTGCTCCCGCGTGTTCCGGCCCTAATGAATATATATAAGTTCCATTTATAGCAAACCTTGACGAATTATTAGCAGATATTTCAAACCAATCTGTATAACTACCAGTAATAGCTTGTTTTACATATAGTTTCCCATCATTGACATCTAAGTTTTTTGCAATGATAAATCCCCAATTCTTAGAGCTATGGGTAAAGCCCACCATTTCATAAAAATCAGCGCTTGGAGCATTATCTATATTATTGCCTGATCCAAAGTGAATAGCTCCATCCTTATCAAGGAATTTGTGTGCGTCTGTAATAGTCTTATAAGAAGGAGCTATCTCATTTATATTCTTCACTCCTCCCCCAGCAAGTATTACCTTATTATTATCATCATTTCCGAAGAGTTTTATCCCCTTAAATTCCCCATACACTAAATCGTCGAATGCCATGTTACCAACGGCAAAGTTACCATTATCTCTTACAACAATTTTCGTTTTATTCTTAATATTGACTTCTCCTTCCTCATTCACATAGAATTTGTTTCCACCTTCTCCTACCTGTATTCCCTTATCTGTACGGATGTGATACGCACCAAAATAAGTGCCGTTGGGATGGCTGCCGTTCTCATTGATACGCAACCAGTCATCTATTTGCGTCTTAATAACTTCTTTTTCTCCTCTATTGTTCCAAGAGGTAGGGATAAAATCCAATGATGGCTTATCCGCCAAATCATTGTAGGAAAAAGCATTTTCGAAAATAACATTATTTCCGGCCATAAGCTTAATCTTTCCGCTCTGCACCACAATTCCATCAGGAATATTGCTAACAAAGTGGCTCACGGGGATACTGGTTAGGAGGTTATTGCGCTTGTCTCTTAGCTCTAAGGTCTTATCAGGCTTGTTGTACACCAACTTGGTACCTTCGTCATCAAGGAACATTAGGGAGATGCGCCTTACCACATTGCTGCCCTTCTTGAATCGTAACTCTGTGGTATTCTCGTCTAATTCTATATCGTAATCTTCGAGGTTATCTAACTGCTGCTTGTAGGCATTGGTAAAGTCATTCGTGGATAACCCCTTGCCCGCTTCCTTATCTACTTTCCCATCAAACAGTCCCTTATGAGCTTGGCTATCTGTTAGATGGTTGCGAAGCTGTTCTGCGGAAGCAGTACCCTGTATCACATTTTCCAACCCCTCTATAGAGGTCATTGGAATTTTCTCACTCTTGTGCCAAAAACTATCCAGCCACGCCCAGAACTGCTCTTGAGTAGGCTTTTTAAAGTTCGAAAACCATTGCTTTAATATTTGTATTGCTATCATTATCAATTATTAATTAAGGTTATATACCTACATATTCAATAAACTGAACTACACGATAAGGAGGCATATTGTTGTGGGGTTGGTCACCTCCTGTAGGCTCTATTCTCATTACATTCCTTCGGTTCGGGGTTACCTCCCAAAAGTCCATATTAAAGGCTGTACCATCACCTCTACTATCCGAGTCGCTACCTGAACCATCATTCACGGCGTCATGCCTATGGCTTGGCATCTCATCAATAGTGAGTTTGTGGGAACGTTCGCCACCACTTTGGTTGAGTGCATTAAGGCGATAGTCTTGTGAGTCTTCGGGTTTCTTAACATAGTCAGGGTCAAGACCTATAGGCATTTTACCGCGTAAGTTCACGTATTCCCTCCAGCCTGCAGGTATTTCCGAGGCGGGCTTGCCCCATAAAGCAATCAGACCTATAGGCACTGCTTGCTTTTGTAGCTTAAGCTTTGCTACCTCCTCCTTTAAGTCCTCGAATGCTTCCTTTTCTGCCTTTCTATCTTCTAAATCTTGTAGGTTAGTAACACGTTGAAAGTCTTCCCAATTGAAAGTCTTTTCAGGAACAGACCTACCAAAGGCTACACTTCTAATAATTTCCAATGGGCGTAGGAATCCGTCTTCAAAGGTTACCTCATTGGTGAGTTCTTTGATAAACACTGTACTATCTTTCGCTCCGCCTTCAAAGGGAAAGAGTTCGCCATTTATATAGACGGTACCTGGAGAGATAGTGTTTCCTGTCTCCTCACAACCTGATATAATAGCCTTATTGCCGGCAAGGTGTCCAAAGTGATTAAAGAGGCTATAGGCGTTTTGCATAAAGGCAAGGAAATTGACGTCAAAGGGATATCCCGCCTCGTGTGTTAAGTTTAATTTGTTCATATTAATCAATTCTTATAGTCCATCTCTTACCCGCGAGCTTATAGAAGTTCACTAAAGCTTCTAATTTGTATTTGTCATATTCTAAATCTCGTGGGAGTACTACTACGAAATCTACACCTCCATCAATATAGTTACCCCGTAAGTATAGGAACATTCTACCCAAGTACAAGGGTCTATTGACATTTCTTTGGTAAATGTATCGTCTTATATTCCGGGTGCCGTCTTCTATTTTAATACGTCTTAGCTGAGGGTCAAACTCATCATTAAGAGCTTTACGGAGGTAACATACTTGGCTGTTGTGGGTAAGGTTATACAAGTCTCTTTCTCTATGTGCTTTAAAGTCATCTAATAATTTGTTCAGAGGCATTGCTAATGTCCTTAGCCACGCCACTAATTTTCTCTTTCGTAGGAAAGTAGGGGTAAGCAGTACGAGCAGTTTGTCAATATTAAAATTATACGTTGCTGACATAAGTGATGTCGTTAAAGTTATCAATGGTAAAGTAGCCGGCAGTGGGTATCTTGCTTATCTCTATGGCTTCGAATGCCCCATAGTTGCCATTAGTTCCAATATGTTTACTCTGTGCCAGTACCAAATGTGGTATCCTCACTCCTTCTGCTTGTTGAAGTTCGTCAATGAGATGCGCTAAGACCAATTCGCCATTAAATGGTAGGCGTTTTAAGTAGCTTTTTATAGCCTCTTCTACGGGCTTAGTGGCGTGGATGATACTTTGTCCATTGCTATCAAGTACCAAAGGATCATATACTATCTTCATTTGCAAGTGCAGAATATCGGGTTGATAATTCACTACCGATAGGCGTACACCCGCGTCTTTTATCTCCTGTAAGTAGGCGGCAAAGGCTTGCTTTTGGGCATCGGTAATAGGTTGCAATTGCTCGCCCTGTTCGCCCGCTATCTTCACTATCAAACGCCCCTCATTTGGGCTTTCCACAACAGCAGAGTACTTGACAATTTTGCTTGCTTCTATCTGTTCCTCTGTGTGTCCCGTGTTATTGAACTTATCACTGTCGGGTAATAAGTCAAAACCATACTGAAAGGCAAGGGCTTTGCTTCTATACCAACGAGCGGTGTGGGGTTTGAGTTCTGCTAAACGCTTGTCTATATCCGCCCTATGTAGGTCGAATAGCTTCTCTAAGCTCCATATCGCCACCGCTATAATATACACCCACAAGCGCCATATAGCTACTTTGGAGGTGCTGTTGAGCTCATTCAAAGCAGGCTCTTGTGCTTTGGCTTGGTAGATGAGTTCTTGTATTTCTTGTATCGTTCGTGCCATAGTTATTGTTGTGTTACTACAAAATCTAAATTTATTGCCCATATACTAATACCCTCAAGTCTTTTAAAAACTTGTTCATCTTCCTTAGAAAAAGCCGTTGCGGGCTGCAAATTCTTGGCAGTGTAGTAGCCTAAAATATCTTTGTTGGTAAAGGCCTCTGCCGGTAATACTAAGGTTTTGCCCGCCTGTACATCATCAGTGATGTTAATAGTGTTGGCTTCGGCAAACTCAAAGACGCTTTCTATCGTGCCCGTGTGTTGCAGGGCGAGGTCTAATAGTGACTGATTATGTAGGACTGTGACAATCATTTTGTTTTACCATTGAGTTGCTTGTATTTTTTAAGTTCTGCTAAAAGTTCCTCTACGGAAGCCTCTAAGTCCTTAATGCGGGCATTGGCTTTCTTGAGTTCTTCGATTGCATTGGCATACTTAGCCCCTAAGTCTTCTATCATCTCTCGGTATATCTTCACCGCTTTATCCACATTGTCTAATTCATTGGTCTGTAACTCCATTTGTTGCTTTGGGCGGCCAAAAAACCAACCTGCCAAACCTGAGAGTACCATTCCTAAGAATGATATGATGTGTTCTTTAAGTCCTTCTAATATCCAATCCATTTTTTAAGTTTTTAATTTTGAGTTACTAACCGCTTAGCTTATTGTCCCCGTTCCTGTACTGGTCGTGGCGCCTGTATAAGTTCCTGCTTGTAGGGTGATTCCTGCTTGCACCGTTACCTCGCCGCTTCTGACAAAGGTATCAATAAGGCTTGCTAAGCGTTCGGCATACTCTTCCATACTCGGTTCGGTTTTGGTAAGCATATCCCGTTGAAGGGAGATAATGCCTTGTTTGAGTTGTTCTTTGTTTAGTGCCATAGTTGGTTTATTTTGTTGTTGATTTCTTCAAACTTGGCTATGTTCTGCGGGGCAAAGTTGCCAGGGCCTGAAGGGGTTTGTATGATAGCGTTTTTAAGCTCTATTAAAAGCTCTATTAAAAGGGTTTTAAAATCGGCTTGCTCATTTTTAAGTTGCAGTTTTCCGTCTTCTATCTTTAGGGTAAAACCTTCCAAGATACATTCTACTTTCTCCAACTCGGAGGTTCCTACTACTATTGCCGTTTCCTTGTTGATAAAAGCCACACATACCAGCGAACCTACTTTTGGTTGTAGGTAAAAACCTCCTTGTTCAAAATCTACTACTAAATACACATCGTTAATGGGGGAGCTGCCGTCTAAGGGGCTTACATCAGCAGTTTTAGCCTCCTCATCTACAGAAGTTACTCTACATACCTTAACATATAGTTCCTGCCCTGTATAAGCCAATTGTTGTATCAGATCTTTTATCATAGTGCATTCCCTAATTCAATCTTTTGACGATAGCCGTTTGTACCAAAACTAATCTCATTCTTTTTCACTAAATAAGTACCACTATTGCCATCGGAGGCGTGTATTTCCACCATATCGCACTTGCTTACTTCGGGTACACCAAAGGTTTCAAAAGAGCCCTTAAAACCACTTTGCTTGTATCTTTCCAACGCCTGCATTGCGTACTTCTTTAGTTCCTCTTCTGTCAGTCCATCTATGCGGAGCTTTATTACTTCTCCGTCTTTGTCACCATATTCGTAGGTGAGTTTCTTATGCTTGGCGTTAAAGCTCTGTGCCTCCACACGTACCCTTATATCATCTTTATCGCGGTAAGTAAAATCCTCACTGATGATATTTTTGCCGTGCTTAAAAAGGTGTTTTTCGCGATTGTCTATAGGGTAGGCTAATCCAATGTACAACACCGATTCTCCGTCTATAAGCCTAAAGTAACTACTAAGCATTACCTTGTCTTTTAGCTCTTGCAACTCTTGCGATACGTTGGGCTGGGTGATACGCCAGGTTCCTACTTGTATATTATCATCAATGAGTTTGTAGCTAATATTTGTGCCTTTGAGCAGATGTTCCACTATCTCTTTGAGGGTAGCGTTCTTAAAGGCTTTAGGCTCGGCTTTTAGCGTTTTTAGTAGAAACATGCCATCTTCACATTTTATGGTGATAGGCACTTTGGCATCTACCGAACGCACGTAACCTGCAAAGCGTACTTTTAAGTCATCATCATAACCGAGTTCTACCGTAATGCGATCGCCTCGCTTGATTGGAGGCATACCTTTTTCACTTATATACCCTTGCCAGCGAATATTGCGTGGCAGTTTTAGTTCACAGGTGTCGGTAAGGCTTTCCATATCTTCTACAATGTTACACTCGGCTACCGAATTGAATTGCCAGCGGGTGCTACCTGTCTCAATGGTTATTCTACTTACTAATCTTAACATACTCGTCTTGTTGTATTTGTTTGATTTCGTAAGGCTCATCGGAAAGCATTTGTATCTGTACGCTCTGGCGATTGCTGTGTGTTTCCTGTTGCAAAGAGAAGGAAGTCACCACGGCAGAACGAATCCCAAAAGCATATAGAAAATCACTTTCCACCTCTACAGTTTGTGGAGTAGTGAGCAGTTTTCTAAGAGTTTCTACGCGACTTATAGGGTAGTCTTGCTTTGGCAATAAAAACTCCTCGTCTGTCTGCTCGTCTGGCTCCCCTTCATAGTCTGTTAATGCTATATCCAAAGTAATACCATAGTCGCCATTACTAATGTACTCCTTAATTGTACCATCTCTCCCTTGTAGGGAAGTAGTTACAATATTGCGCTCTTGGGTGACAGAAATAACCACTTCCTGAAATAGCAGGCTATAACGCTCGCCCTCGTGATGGGTACTCATGCGCAAGGAGGTAAGCCAAGGGCGATTTTCTAAGTCACTCATTGTGACAAACTCGCCATCAAACTTCTTAACCTCTAAAGGCTTGCCCGTTTGCATACCAAAGCGAAAAGCCAAGTTTAAGGCTACCGTTTTAGCAATTGTTTCTGGCTGTGGTTGAAAATTAAAATCAATCATATTTGTCAATCATTAGACCCCGCAAAGTCAGCGGTAGCAGTTAGGAGTATCTCCCGTACAGCTTGTAGAAGCTGTTGTCTGTCAAAGCCTTTGTCGGCATTCATATAGATATTAAAATTATCCATCATCTTTCCGATAGTAAGATTGCGCACTTTGTTTTCACTTTTGCCTTTATCACCTCCTACCCCCGTGCTATTCATTGTTTTGGTAGCTGCCACGCCCCCAACTGTGGGAACAGTAGGTTTATTTTTAGTAAGGTCAAAGCTATCTTTATTCTCTACTACGGTTACTTCTTGTGGCTTATCGTCTTTTTGGGTGTTAGCCTTTTCCTCATCAGAGACTAAGTCCATATTCCTACGAAACTCCTCCACACTCCCTGAAGCATTGGCCGCCCATTCCCAACCAGTGAGCTCGGCAACCCATCCTAATATCTTTTGTAGTGGTGCCATTATTACATCTAATAACACCAAGCCTATACGCTTAAAACCTGCTAAAATACCTTCTGACTTAAAGGCTTCGACGATGCTATCCCAATGCCTTTTTATCATCATAAAGGCACTAATGAGCATACCTATAGGACCTAAGAGGAGTAGCATAGTAGAGCCAAAGGAGTCAAAATAGCTAATAGCTACCGTAACATATCCTATAAGCACCCCTATAGCACTTACCACCAGCATAATAGGGTTCATATTCATAATAGCGTTCAGAATTCCTTGTGCCACGGCCATTCCCTTGGTAGCCACCGAACAAATATTTGTCCATAGGGCGGCCCTTTTTTGTGCGTTAGTAAGAAAGGAAAAGGTATTAATCAAGACGCTTCCTATAGGCGCAAGTCCTGTCATTTGTTGAACAATATCACTTAGTGCTCCTGCGTATCCGAATGCCCCTCCTGTTGCGTTGAAAATAGAAATCTTAAAATCTTCTACTTGAGCGGTAAGGCGCGCATTCTTTTCAGATGTACTTTCCATGATCACCCCTGCTTGCTCTACGGCTGAGTTGGTTCCCTCAATACTTTTGCTCATCGCTTCGGCCTCATCAGCGGTATTGATAAGGGCAATAGCAGCAGCCATATTCTCCTTTCCAAATACTTTAGTCATCAGGGCAGTGTCGCCCTGTATCTTACGCAGGGTTTTCAATCGCTCGTGCAAGGGCACACTACTATCGGCTAAGTAATCGGTACTGATCCCCGCTTCCCTAAGTCCATCGGCAGCAAGTTTGGAAGTAAAGCGACCCTCTGAAAGAGTAGTCAGTACGTTACGAAGGGCAATCCCTCCTTCACTTCCTTTCTTACCTGCCTGATCTAATAACTGAATATAGGCGTTGGTCTCGGCAAATGATAGACCCGTAGTCTTAGCTACCATACCCACCTGCTCTAATGCTTGCTTGATTTGCGGGAGTTCGGCCGACCCATTTTGGGCAGCGGCGGACATCACATTCATCATCTCTGTCATCACCTTTGCCGCCTTGATAGGGTCTTCCATACTCACCCCGAATTGATTCAGTGAAGTATTGAGTACATCAGTAGCGGCTATGGTATCGCCTCCCATTTGCTTGGAGAGAATATTCACATTCTCACCCATCAGCTTCATTGCTTCGCTATTCTTGGCGATGTCTGGGCTAAGCTGTGAAAGCATCATCTTATAGGCTTCCACGTTATCTACTGCCGAAGTACCAAAGGTTTTAGCAGTTTCACGTGCGGCCATTTCTATAGCTTTGAGACCTTCGCCTGTAACTCCAGTAATGGCCGAGAGTTCGGATAAGTTCTTTTCAAGAGCTATGCCGGGAGCATATAAGTTAGCTGCTGCTGAGGCTGCCCTATCAGTCAGATTAAGAAAGGCCTCAAAGTTTATATTGGATAGTTTTGTACTTTCCTCTATTGTTTTAGATACTCCTTCTATAGCCTTAGTGGTATTTTCGGAAAAGGTATTCAGAGTCTGATTAATCTGGGTAATCTCTGCCTGTAGTATATCCATGTTTTTGAACAAGGCCACAAATACAGCAGAAACCTGATTATCTCCTGCTATATTGAAATTTATACCATAATTAAATGTATTATTCATTTCTTTTTTGTAACTTTGCCTTGTTAAACTTATACTACTATGAAAACACTATTTTGGCTTGTTTATATCCTATCTTTTATAGTATTTGTGATAAGTTCCATACTATGGAATCTTTACGAAGTGGGAGGTATTAGTATCTACATCAGCCTACATATATTTTTCTTTTGCTTGGTATATAGCAATATCTACCCCAAAAAGGTAAAACTATCCACCCATAAGTACCTTAAATAACTCTGCTTGGTTTTGCATACGCCAATGCTCTAACCACATTGCTTGGGCATAGAGTTTACACCACTGACTGGCTTGCAGACTTTCGGGGTTTACCCCAAAGTTAGCACGAATCAGTGCCTCAGCTTTCCACTCTTCTTTCTCACTGGGCTCACTCTGTAGTGAGCCTATAAGTTTTTTGCGGTTGCCCTCGTTTTTTGTACCCTTAGCATTAGGGCTTCTACTGCTTTGAGTTTGAGCATATCGCGCCCCACAATAGCCTCATCAGCTCTCACTACATAGTTCAGGTAAGCCACTTCGGCGGCTTTCACCTCGTCCGTCTTGGAGATCTTGCTCATTGCTTCCAAGTGTTTGAAGGTTGGTTCTTTGAAGATCACTTGATGAGTCTGCCCGTCGGCTTCTACTTCCACCAATACCAACTCGCCATGTTTCTCTTTAAGGGATTGTATTTCGGCTTCCGATAGCCCACAAATAGTAGCAGGTTCGGGGACTTTGTTTTCTTCTACAAACATAAACGTTTCTTTTTCCATAATAATTAAATGCTTTTATCTACTACGTGGCTTACAATAAGAGGTAATTCTACTTCTTTGTGCATATCGCCCTCCTTCCATTCAAAAGATGTTTTTTGAAACTCACAATTCTTTAGTATATGGGTTACCAGTGGCTGATTATCGGGCTGATAGTTCACCGTGATAGGGAAAGGTGCAATGCGGTGCAATTGTCCTTTAGGGGCTTTGGATTTCAGAGCCATTACAGTTGAGGCAAGCACAGTGATAGAAGCGGTAGTCTTCACTCTGCCATACCCACGACTCACGGGGTGGCGACCTGCACCATATACGTTCTCTTTTTCTTGCTCCTCTTCATACTTTATGGCAACAATACCCGTAACGGGCACGCCCCCGATAGTGCAGATGATATCTGCCCATCCATACTCTCTTCCGTTGATAAGGGGTTCTAATTCTAACATTTTTAAAGTGCTTTTAAACAGTTATTAAATTGCTATACATTAAGGGCAAAACCAATAGATACTTCTATCTCACGCATAGTGCCTACAGGTACTATTTTGAGCACTATCTCTAATTTGGAGGTCTGTAAAATGTGCTGGCGTGGGTTGATATACACCTTATAGCCGCTAAGTTCACCGTTACGTTTCATTGCATCCAAAGGCTCTTCACAAAGAGCATTGATAGCTGACACAGTAGCTGTTTGTAGGTTACCTGTATCGGGGTCAATATAGGCAGGACCTGAAACTTTAGGCACAAGTACACGGTTTAGCTCACGGATAGCCTTGTCTATAGTACGATTGTTCTCTATGTAGGCGAAATCACTGGTGGCAGCTGTTGCTGTAAAGCTATCATTGAAGTACGTACCTGCATTACCTGCATACTGGGTCAGAAATAGATACCCTTTGTTATGTAAAGCCTCCACCTGTGCTGGGGTAAGGGCACTGAGCTTAGTGCCATCGGCAAAGGCGGGCACGTCCAATTCAAGGGCACGCAGTACATCGCCTGTAAGACCTTTATTGTAAGCAACAGTTACTAAGTTCTGTTTCTCTACCCAGCCAATGCTTTCGTGTACGCTGGCTTTGGAAATAGCTCCAAGGGCACTCCCTATACAACCCACTGCAGGGGTAGTTTGTGCAATATAAGCCCCACGCCCAGCTCCGTCTTGCCCTATAACCACGCTCACAAGCTCGGCACTTTTGGTGTGCAAATCGGGGAGGTTAGCAATATCTTCGGCTTTGAGTTTAAAGCTATACAATAGGCTTACAGGGGTGATACGTTTGGCTAACTCCTTGCCGATAGTGTTTAGCTTGCTAAGAGCATTGTCTAAGCCCGAAAGCTCGGTTTTGAAGTCGCAAACGGCTATCTGTCGGAGTTTGCCCTGGGCGAATGCTTGTAGGGTTTTTACTTCGGTATAATTACCATCAGCACTTGCTACCGATTGCACGTATAGCTTTGCCCCTTCGTTGATACGAAAGAACTCGGTTATATGATAGTGCAATACGGGGGCTGTATCTGGGAAAATTCCCTTGCCGTTAAGCTCTTCTACCGAAAGCAATAAGGTAGGGGCAACGGCTGTTTCACCATAGACGATAAGCCCCGATATATGGTCTTCGCCTGCGAGTTCACGCCCTAAGCCACCGTTTTTTCTTATGAATTTTACTCCGTTCATTGTTTAGCGTTTGTTAAAGTTTTTAGGTTTGAGTTCAAAACGTGGTTTGTCTTGCTCTTCAGAGGGTCTAAGTTTTCTGAACTTTCTGAACTATCAGAGTTTTCTGAACTATCAGAGTTTTCTGAATTATCAGAGTTTTCTGAGGGTTCTGGGATTTTTGAAGGCTCTGAAGGTTCAGCGGTTACTGCTCTTTTAGGCTCTTCTGTTTCAATAACGACCTCATTTTTTACTTCCTCTTTTTCTGTAGCTTCTTCTGTACGTACTACTTTTTTTACTTCTTGGTTTTTAAGGGTGAGGGCGTGGTTTTGTGCGCCGTTTTCGGTGTAGAAGTATTTGCCGTCAGCCGTTTTGTAGGCTACATCAAGCCCTGGGTTATCTTTGAATATACTGTCCATTTTTTTTGCTTTTAGGTAGGGGTGTATTGCCATACACCCCTATGGGGTTTAACAATTATATCAGTGCCGCAATGTACTTGTTCTCCAAAGGTACCGCTATAAAATAGTGGCGATAGGCCAAAAGGTTCGCCTGATTGGTAGGATCCTGCTTTGCCTCAGAGTAGTACTGTTTGGTAAGCCCTGTTTTCTTTCTCACTGCTTGTACAACAAAAGCTACAGAAGCGGGTTTGTCACTGCTGGTAGGTACTTGGTCAAAGGCGATTTTCTGACCTGCACTGCTATAGTAGGGGTGCTGTTCGTAGGTTTTGATTTCAAAGCCTGCAATCACAGGAGATACCTGCCCCTGACGATAGTTGATAAGTTGATCCCCAAAACGTTCTCTGTCCTTGAGTAGGGAGTTGAAGTGGTCAAAGCACAGCACCAAACGGCGTCCTGCCAATGGCCAACCCGCCTTATCACATTTAGCCTTGAGAGCTACCAAGTCATTGTAGGTACATTCTGTTCCTGTAAGGGTGAGTACAGGAGTAGCCGCAGTGTTCTGTGTAGGGGCAAGTGCATGTATAGCCTTACCATACTTGCGTACACTGATTTCGTTGGTTTGTGCACGAGTTACGGCGTCTATCTTGTCATAGCTTGAACCAACAATTTGGTCATCAGTAACTTTGGTAGGCTTGGTTTGATACTTATCCAAGCGAACAGTAACCTCGTTTTCAGTGTAGCTTTGTACTAACAAAGGATAAGTACTGTTGTTGATAAGTACATCGGGTTTGAACTCGGTAGTGGGGATATGGATTACATTGTTTTCACCCATTTCCATTACATCTCCGTCCAATTCTTGTACGCCATCCAAAAAGTCGGCTGTACCCCCTTGGGAGAGTGTTTGGTGTACACGTTTCTCCCATATTTCTGGAAAATTCATTGCCATTGTAATACTGTTTTATTAGTTTTTAAATAGGGTTTAAATTATAGTTTTTCACTCTTCACTTTTGTTCTTTATTAAATAGAGGCGATGAGCTTTTGGTAGGCTTCGGGGTTTCCATTCTTGAAGGCTACTTTTTCCTCTAAGGAGAGCTTTTGGAAGTCCTCCATAGTAGCTACTCCTGTTGTACCTGTAGGGGTAGTAACTCCTGTGGAGAAAGACTTCTTAGCGGGGATCCCCTCCAGTGTGGCTTTAGCTAATTCAAAGTTCTGCGCAGCCAAGTCAGCAAAAGTCTGACGCTTGTCCGCTGTGATTTTGCCACTCTTGATAGCATCGTCAAGCATTTGTGCTGTAAGGGCTTCTCTTTGGGCTTTTTCTTTGGCTACATAGGCGCTAAGTTGTTCTTCTGAAAGGGTGAGCTTTTCTTTGAGCTCATCACGGTTTTTGGAAAGTGCCAAGATAGCGGATTCTATTTCGTCTGCCGATAGTTCCTTAGTACTGGCGCTCATACCCAAGGCTACTAAAGCCAATTGTGTAAGTTGTAACTTCATATGTACGTTATTAGGGTTTGTTTTTGGAAATGATAGGCAAAGTTCCTTAATCTCTTCCTCGGTAATTTCTACCCCATCCATCTGTAGGCGTAGGGCATTGGCATTGCTCGGTACAGCTACTATGGAGGCTTCAAAAAGAGAACATTTTTTCAGGACAACATCACCACCTTCATAGGTAAGGTCTTCTCTGTGGAAAGCTATGCCCATACTTGCCCCTTTGATGATGCCCCGTTCTACCTTACCGGCTATTTTTTTTGCATTCTCATCGTCCATATCAAAACGAGGTTCGGCAAGGAGCTTTCCATCTTCAAGTATGATGTTCTCCCAAGAACCTATCACACTTTGGTTGCTTTGATTATGTCCGTCCAACATTACGGGGTTGGTTGCAAAACGGGTTAAGTCAATTCCCGCCGATAAGACCTTAAAACCATAGGAATTGGTCACGCGCTCATCATTAAGTACAAATCTGGGCATATACTTTTCTTTTTGGGTTTGTCTGATTTCTGGCGCAAAATTAAGGCGGCTTTCTTACCCCCGCAAAAAGTGGTAACCTCTGGTAACAACATTGTTACTTCTGGTAACAACTCTGTAACCTCTGGTAACAACTTTTTGTTTTTTTTCTGTCCAATCCCCAATTTTGCATTTTATTTAGACTATGGCAAAAACAAAAGACGCTGTTCGTATTAAGGCGGAACAGTATTATATTGAAAATATTGAGGTTACTCAAGCAGAAGTAGCGGAGCTCTACGGAGTACGTCCTGCCACTATTGGTGAGTGGGTAAAGAAGTACGATTGGGAGGACAAGCGTTTGAACTTCCACGCTTCGCCTACTATTATCAAACAGAAGCTACAAGCTGAGACCATTAGGGTAATGAATGGGCAGGAACCTACTTTCTCAGCTTCCGATGTAGGTAAGTTAATGGCCGCATTGGATAGGTGTGAAACACAAGCAGATCCTACCACTGTATATAAGGTACTGAAGGAACTGGACATGTTTATATCACAACAAGACGCTGAGTTCGCGGCTCAATGTACTAAATTCCACAAACAATTCTTACAACTAAAAGTGAAAAATGAGCAAGAAGGATAAAATATATGCTAAACTCTTAGCCGATTACGACAAACATTGCCTATTGATTGCTAAGGCTACTTCAGTGAATATACACGAAACAGCCAAAGAGAGAGCGGCTCGTATTAAGAACTTGGAGGGCGATTATGTGCGCTGGTTTGAATACTATTTCCCTAACTATGCCAAACAGAAGTGTGCTTGGTTTCACGTCCAGTTAGCTAAGATGATAGTGGGCAATAAACGCTTGCGCTTGCTTGCCGAGATGTACCGTTCGGCGGGAAAGTCGGTACATATAGATATGGGGATACCGTTGTACTTGTACTTTGCCAAGAATGATTTGCGATTTATGCTTTTGGTGGGCGAGACTGAACCTAAAGCTAAGAAACTGCTATCGGGTATACAGGCACAGCTGGAACACAATAACCGCTTGCAGAATGATTACGGCAAGAGGTCATCGGCGGGGGACTGGTCGGATGGTTCGTTTGTTACTAATGATGGGGTTCGATTTATGTCGCTTGGTTTTGGGCAAAACCCGCGAGGAGCACGAGAACAGTCGGAACGCCCCGACTATATAGTGGTAGATGATGTGGATAGCAAGAAGTCTATCCACAATGACCGTATTATGCGTGAAAGTGTAGACTATATCACCGAAGATGTATGGGGGTGTTTTGACAGTGAGGACAATGCCACTGAACGCTTTGTATTTGCGAATAACAACTTCCACAAAAACTCGATCACGAACCGCCTTAAAACGTACTTCAATGAGGTGATTAACACGCCCAAAGAGGAGGGTAGTTATGAAGATAGTCCGCAAACAGAGTTCAAAATACTTACAGTGTGTGCAGTGAAAAACTTACAAGACTTTACTCCTGAATGGCCTGAGAAAACATCGGCGGAGTACTGGCGTAATAAGTTTAAGAGTATGCCCTACCGCTCGTTTATGCGGGAGTATATGCACACACATATTGAGGACGGAGCAATCTTTAAGTACGAGGATATTCAGTATAAAAAGGCACTGCCACTGAGCAAGTATGATAACCTTTGTTTTTATGGCGACCTTTCGTATAAGGAAAATGCGGACTACAAAGCCCTGATTTTGGTAGGCAATATAGGCAAGGAGTTTCATATACTACTGTGCTATATGCAGCAAAAAAGCCGTGCGCATTGTGCTAAATGGCTGTATGACCAGTATGAGAAGTATCGCTTAGACCGCTACAATGTACGTTATATGATTGAGGGACTTTTTGCGATGGATGAGTTTGTAAGCGACTTTGACCAAGAGGGCGACAAACGAGGGTACTATATCCCTATCGTAGCTGACAAACGAAGTAAGGCAGATAAATTTGACCGTATAGAGAGCCTTGCGGGCTATTTTGAGCGCAAAAATGTGTGGTTCAATAGTGAACAGAAAGACGCGGATATGCAGGTGCTTATTGACCAGTTCTTAGCTTTTGAAAAAGGTTCGGGTGCTCACGATGATGGACCCGATGCCGTGCATGGAGCTTTTAAATGGCTCATAGGTCGAAATAGACAAAGTAGTAACCAATATGCCTTCGGGGCGAGAGTTAATAACAGATACTAATATGTTCCTAACAAAAGAAGATTTAAAGAACAATATCTACTCCTACCAAGTAGAGCAGATTACCGAAGGGGACGACACTATAGTATTGCAGGCGTTAGATACTGCCGAGCAGGAAGTAAAGTCCTACTTCTACACCAATGACAAAAAGGAGTACTTGGACGGCAGACCGCGCTATGATGTAGAGGCTATCTTTGCCAAGCGTGGGGAGGAAAGAAACGCCCTTGTGGTGAGCCTTTGTCTCTCTGTAGCAAAGTGGTATATAGTGGATCTGTGCAACGCTGATATTATCTATGACCACGCCAAAGAACGTTACGATAGAGCAATAGAGTACCTTAAAAGACTTGCTAAAGGAGAAGTAAATATCAGTTCGTTACCTATTATGCCTCGTACTGAGGAAAGCCAACAACAAACAACTCCTTTCCTCTTTGGTTCCCGTAAAAAATTTAATCACGAATAATGAAAGATATACTCACTAATACAGATTATGACCTTGTCATACAGGAGGGCGATTTTTTCTGTGGGGAAAGTACCGCTCAGCACCTCGAATTTCTCCTACTTTCCTTTCAGGGCGAATGGAAAGAATCACCTATCATTGGAGGGAATATCAAGCACGCTCTCAATGGAAATGTGTCTCGTGCCCTTGATAGGCATATACGCATTCAATTAGAAGCAGACGGCTTTAGTGCCGAAGTACTACAAATCACCGAGAAAGGTATTAATGTTAAAGGAAAATACAAGCAATGAAACCCTATAAGAACTATAAGAAAACTAAAAAAGCAGGTAATAACAGCCTGCAACCTACCCGCAATATCGTTCCCAAGGCAATGGCGCGTACCCGTGCCGATGTACTCACCTGGAAAAGTGCCCTCTCTATGGCTGAGAATATAGATAACCCTAAGCTATATCCTTACTACAACTTGGTAAAGGATATGCTCCTTGACGCCCATACTACCTCACAAATCAAAAATCGCAAACTAAAGACGCTATCGGCTAACTTTTCCATAAAGAAAGCCAATGGGGAAATTCACCCCGAGCTGACAAGTCAATTGCAGAAGTCTGTATGGTTTGGCGAGATTATCGGGCATATTTTGGATAGTGAGTACTTTGGCTATACCCTTATAGAGCTCAATCGTACTGATGAGCAGGGCGTAGAAGTTTCCTTAGTACCTCGCCAAAATGTAATACCTCAAAAGGGGCTAATTCTCAAGGACTATACCGACGACAAGGGGTTAGACTATCTCAATGCCTCTGAGTATGGTACCTGGCTGTTGGACTTTGGCGGGGTAGGTGAGCTGGGACTTATCAATAAGGCGATACCACATATCCTCTTTAGCCGATTTGCGCAAAGTTGCTGGTCAGAATTATGTGAAATTTACGGTATTCCGCCACGTGTAATGAAAACAAACACCCGTGATCGTCAAGCCCTCAATCGTGCCGAGAAGATGATGACCGATATGGGAGCCGCTGCTTGGTTTATTATTGATGAGACAGAGCAGTTTGAGTGGGCTACCAATGGGGTTCCTTCTACGGGTGAAGTGTATGATGGACTCATAAAACTGTGCCGTGATAACATCTCCCTACTTATCTCAGGGGCTATCATAGGGCAAGATACAAAGTATGGTAGCAAGGGTAAAGAAGTAAGCTCACAAGATATGTTGCAAGCCCTTGTGGATGCCGACCAAACAATGGTAGAGCAGTATATGAACGATAAAGTACTACCCGCCCTGTACGCCATTGGAGTACTCCCC